TGGGTTGACAGGCCGCTCTGGATCGCCGCCACCGCGGTCCCATTCGGCGCATCCACCAGGTCCATCTGGTCACCCGCCTGGGCGGCGGTCTTGGCGGCGTCGTAATCGCTGTGAAGCGTCAAGCCCGAGGTGGTATCCGGCCCCTGCTCCAGCGCGTTCTGGGTGAACCTGGATACGCCGCTGTCATTCTCCACCAGTTCATTCAGCAATGCCGTCGCCGTCCCCGGCTTGCTGCTCGGGTCATAGTCGGTCTTCAAGAGATGGTCAAGGTGGTTCGCGACCAGCGCGTCATCGCAGGATGATTGGATCGTGTCGGTCGCGTCGCTCGCCTCGATTTTCTTGGTATTCACGTCGAGGCTGCCGGAGAGGTCCTGCGCGTCGGTGGAGATCAGGACTTTGTGGTCGGTCCCCTTCGCGTTCTCGGCAAACAGTTCCAGAGAGTCTGCGGCCGCCGAGTCGCTGCTGATCTCGACCGCGTCCACCTGGAGTTTGTCAGTGCTGAACAGCGAATCGTAGACGTTGGACGGGATGACCATGTACTCATGCCAGACCGGGAGCGCGCCGGACTCGTGGACGATCAACTTCAGCCGACCCAGGGTGCCGGTATCGGTGCCGTCAATCTGGCAGTTGTATTCGCCAAGCTCGTCATGGGTGCAGGCGTTGGAATCGTTCTTCTGGCCGTAGTCGCCGCCGTTCTTGGAGAGGCGGACGTCGGCCTGGCTGATCGTCAGGCCGGTCTCGGCCGTCTTGCCGTCCGAGTCGTCGAGGAACGGGCCGATCTTGACGGTTATGGTCGTGCTCTGCTTCAAGAACATCATCAGGCTACTCTCCGATTCCTGTAGGTTCGCATTACCACCGGGATCGAGATGCCGCCGGCGGCCTCCTGCAAATCGAGATTCTCAACGTCGAAATCAACCGTCACGCTGCCGGCGGCGCTGTGCTCGATTCCGAAGATATAGCGATAGCGCCGGCCACTGGTGATCGTGACGGAAACGGTGTCCTCAAGACTTGTGCGCCCTGAGTCAGAATAGATTTCCAGGCTGACGTTTGTCTCCGAGGTGCGCTTGAAGGTGAGGTAGTATTTCGTGCCGGTCGCGTCACATTCATACGATGAGCCGTCGGTGTCGCCATCCTCATAGTCACAGATGAAGTAGCGGTTCTTGTAGCCGCCACCGTAGTAGCGCCGAAAATATGCACCGACCGCCTCATTGTTGTTCGACAGCCAGGCCGCCGCGTCATCCACCGTGTTCGAGACCGCGACCGCCCCCTGCTTGTCGCCGGATGAGATATCGCGCGAGGTATGTTCGTAATCGTGGTCCCACGACGCGCCGAAGTGATCGGCGCCCTTGTCATCGTAGACATAGGTGTCATCCGAACACTCGTCAACCGCGATCTTGGTCGCAGTAACCGTGATCGTCGTATCCGGGTCAACCTCGGTGTAACCAGTGAAGTCCTCGACAGCCATTACACGATCCTGTTCACGTCAACCCAGTCGAGTTCCGCGCCGGAAACCACGCTGCGGATGCGCGCACGCGCGCCCTGGGTCGTGTCCTGGCGCGGCTGCCAGTAGTTCTTGAGCCAGTTCTCAACCTGCTCTTTGGTAGGCGGATCGGGCCACTGGTTCGGGAAGGCCGCTGCCAATAGCCCCTCTTCCTCAGCGGTGAGGGCATCGCCGCGATACCACTTCCAGCCGGCGTTGTGCAGTCGCCGCAGCTTCTCGCAAGCAGCCCAGACGTAGAGTGCCTTCTTTGCCTTCACCAGCACCGCCGACGGAAGCGCCGTATCATTCGTCACCCAGTCCGGGAAGTTCACAGCATTGCTCCTCTCAGAACGGCCACCTGATTCTCATCGTGATGTCCGCGTACTGCTCCAGCAGCCAGCGGTTGCAGCGCCAGAGGATATAGCAGTCAAGCGCTGTCATCGCCGCTATCAGCAATCCGAGTTTCAGCAGCGCGACGCTTCGCATCTCGTTCCCTCGAGACCTTTGCAAGCTCATGGAAAATCTCTTTCGCCTTCTCCCACGTCAAATCAGAGAGTTCGTAAATCGGCTCCCCGTCCTTCGTGTATCCGACGCATACCCATATCCGCGACATTCAAGGCGTCTCCGCATCCGTCTAAGTAATTTTCTGACAACCTGTGAGGCCCGGCTTTCTGATACGCCAAGGCAATTGCCGAGCAACGCCAGCGGCCATTCATCCCAGAACCGATGATAGATGATTCGCCTTCCACGTGAATCGAGCGCCGACATCCCGACCGCCACCGCGTCCCGGTCCTCGACGTCCTGTTCATGCGTTGACCAAGCGTACCAACGCCGGAACGGCGCGGGCCGCTTCGGCCTGGTTCGCTCACCACCGAGCCTGCCGTCGTAGTAGTGATGCGTTCTGCGGAGCAGGTCGATCTCCACCAGTCGCGCCGGCACCTTCCGCCCGCGCAGCCGCAACACCTGCTGCTCCTGGAGCACGTCATCATCGTCAAACACGCCGCGCCTGCCTGCGCGCTTGACCAGGTGCGTCCCGAATTCCATTGACTCAGCCATCCCCATAACCAGATCAAATGCCATGCTGACCCCGCGTTATCAACCTCGTGCCCGGCGCTCAATCTCACGGCCGATATCCCGGCCAATCTGTCCGTGTTCAGATGCGGCCTCCGTATCCACGGTTCGCCGCACGTAGCTGCGCGCCGGCACGTGTTTTCCCGATTTCGCGTGAACGAAGCCATATTCGACCGAATTCGGGTAATATCCTTTTTCCCCCGGCGGGATCCCGAGCGCTTCGCGTGTTGGCATGTGGATCCCGACGCCGATTTGCCCGCGACGATGCAGGACCCGGATCGGCGCTTTCAGCATCTCACGACGCAGTGCACCAGTGTCTACCGGCGTCGCCGCCGCGATCTTCGGACGCAGCCGCTTCGCCGACTCGCGCATTGCGCGGTTCACCGCGGTCTTCGCCTGGCGCGTCTCTAATGCGTTCAACTGCCGCTGCAATTTGCGATCGCCGATCAAGTCCAGGTGAATCATGGCGAGCTCCCGCTTCCAGGTTCGTCCGTCTCGATCACCATGACTTCGAGGTAGCGCTTCCGTTCCTCCGGGTCCCGGATCGAGTCGATGTGCAGTGTTCGCTCCGGCTCACCATTCTCATCCAGGAGCACAATCCGCCATGATGTCTTCATGCCGGCGTAATACCGCATAGTGATCCGCCCGGTCGCCTGGCTGTCGGCCTGACCGGCGAACCATCGTTCCCGGCCCGTCAGCGGTGTATATTTCACCCGCCGGGTCGCCTCCGTAGTCCACGAATGCGTGACCTCACCATCCGCGTTCGTCGCCGTGGGCGATTGCAGTCGTGCTTTCTGTCTCAGCGTGCCCGGGTTCACAGTTCGACTCGTTCCGACCAGAGTAATGACTCTACGCCCATGGGGATGTTCCGCAACAACTCACCGTCCGAGACCGCGAGGCGGTGTTCATACCAGTGCGTCACCAGCAGCAGGATGGCCGCGCGCAGACTCTGCGGGATCCGTCCAAACCAGTGCGTCCCGGTTCCTGCGTCCGTGATATCGATCGCAGATCCGCCCGAACTGGCCGCCAACTTGCAGGTGCTTCCGCTCACGTCTCGCACATAGTACGTCGTATCCTCGGCCAGGCCCGCCGGCAGTGCGGCGGATTCTCCACCCGACTTCGCCAGATGGATCGCCTCCCCGTCCACCGGTGTCCAGCCCAGCAGGCTGATGACATCTGTGTCAGCGTCTGCCGTGAACGGCGCCGCAAAACCGGCCTGGTACGTGATTGTGATTGCATCGGGGTGAAGTCGAGTCGAGGGGAACGATTTGCCATACGCCGCATAGACCTGGCCGAACAACCCGGCCGTGTCGACGTCGTATTCCGTCGCTGCCAACGTTTGCGTGTCGCCGTTGCTGTCCTTGTACTGAATTGACGAAACGGCACGGAGGGGCGGATAGGGCAGTTGTAAAGCGCCGGACCAGAACGCGCCGAGTTGCAGCGCATGCGTCGCTGCTGTAAGTTGCCGGCGAGTGAACGATTCAACATAATCAGTCGCCGCGCGGATGTAGTTCGCGATCTGGATGTCGTCGTCACTGTGCTCGACGACGAGTTGTTTTTTGGCATCATCCAGGTGCACCGGCAACGCCGCCGGCTCGATGGTCCGTTTGTACTGCACCCTCCCCCCCTCCGATAGGGCCTGTTGCGGCTTAGTAGACGCTGCCGGATCCCGGCTGTTCAACGCCGCTCAGCATCAACTCCGGCGCGGCTGGGTATTCCGGATCGCCCAGAATGTAGAGACCGGCAACGATCTTCGACGCGGTCGGATCGGCCACGTCCATACGGATGTGGTCGAAATCGTTGTCCACGTCGAGGTCCTCCGCCCGGATCTCGAACGCCCAGATGAGCACCTGCTCGCCGGAGTCGCCAGGCGCCCATTGCTCGTCCGCGGTCGCCTGCGTTTCTTTGGTCCAGGCGTCAACCCCGGCAAGCGCGGCGAACGTCGCCGCCTCCTTGGTGTAGATGCGGCCGGTCTCCAGCACGTTCAACACCTTGGCACCTGCCCCGGCGTTGCTCGTCGCCTGATAGAAACTGACCGGGATGTCCTTCCCTGCCGTTCCATCGCCAGCGAGGATCACCGCCAGACAGCGGTGATAGTGCGCCAGGCAGACGTAATCGCCAGTCGCGCCGGCGCTGTTCAGGTCAGCCGGCTCGAAAGCCATTACGAGCTGCAATCGTTCGAGCAATTTGCTGTTCTCCATTGCTCGGCTCCTCCAGTTGAAAGCATGAAACGACCCGAAGCCGCCCTTACGACAGCTTCACAAACGGGCTGACCTTCTGGCTGCCCTTGCGCGGCGTAAGGACCCGATCCCACGCCGGCTTGCCCATCACCCGGAAGCTGGAGCGGTACGCCGTCTCCATGTAGTCGAACCGGAGGTGGATGGACATCGCCGTTTGAACCGTGCCCTTCATCGCGAGCAGATACTGGCTGAAGTCGCCGAGACAGACATCGCCGGCGGTTCCAAGCGCCAGACAATGGTCCGTGCGATTGTACGGACGCCCGTCAATCGTCCGTTCGCGCGTATCCACGATCACCGCCGGATCGTTGCCCGTGCCGCCCGAGAGCTTCACAGTGCGGATGTCCTTCCAGCACTCAGGGTTGAAGTAATACTCCGCCGGCCCGTCGCTGCCCGACCACAGGGCCATCTCCATGCCCGGGAAGTCCTCAAACTTAACGTGGCTCGCCGTATTCCGGCTCACGGCCTGGCAGGCGTCGCCAGCGAACGCGCCCAAGGGCTTGCCAACGCCGTTGCCGAACATGATCGCCTCGACGAGCTCGTCGCCCATCGCGTCACCGTGCTTTGCGAGCAACCGGTCGCCGAAGTTGATCACCGCATCCTCGCGCTCCTCATCGGTGCAGAACGAGAGGCAGGCGATTTTGACCAGCTTCAAGTCGACCTTCCGAAACTTCAGCGTGGACCTGGTGATCTGGTCCGCCTCGTCCACCCAGTAGGCCACCACGCCGCCGTAGCGATAGGTCGTTCCGGACCGGTCGTGATCAACAACCCCGTTGACCACGATGGAGTTGCCCTTGAGGACGAGCTTGTCGCATTTCTCGATGATGCCCAGCTTCTGCTGGGCCCGTTCCAGAAGGCGGTTGCTATACTCCGGCGGCACCAGAAACCCGCCGTCCTCGCCGGCCGCCTCGTTCTGGCCGTAGGCCGCGGCCATGAACTCAAGGCGTTCGTCGCCGGCGAACGACATGCTCGGCGTATCCTTCCGCCGGATCGTCTCACAGAACTCACTGTAGTTCGAAAACCCGCAGGTCAGGTCGAGTTCGCGCCGATCCTGTCCGACGGTGATTCGCCGGGCGGCGTCCATCGGATCTTCGATCTCGTCCGGCGACGTTTGCCGGCCCTGAGATTCATCGAGGTCCTTGAGCGCAGTCGCCAGGCGCTTCTGGCGATCAACGCCCTTCTCCGCCGCGGCGATCCTCGCCTTCAGATCGTTCGCCTCCGTCAGTAGCGACTCGATCTGTCCGTTCTCCTCATCGGTCAGATCCCGATCCTCGCCCTTGGCGGTCTCGTTGATCGCCTTGGCTTTTGACAGGGCCTCCCGATGCAGTTTCCGAAGCTCGTTCAGGTCCATTGTGAATTCTCCTTGATTCTGCCTTGCTGTCTCCCGGAGTTGCCTCTCGGCTCTGCGAGATTGAACCCCTGTAACCGACGCGGCTCTGCGCGTTCCGGCCTTCGATCCCTCTTTATTCTTCGAGGCGGCCTCAAACCGGCCGCCGTGATCCTTGCAATGGCTGCGCGCCTCCCCCTCCTCCCAACCGTTCTTCAGCGGATACCGGTATGCCTGATCCGCCCACTTCCGGTCAGCCTGTTTATGTCGCCGCCTGTTCTGCCTCGGCGATGCGAATGCTATATTCAGCCGCAACTCGCCGCCGGCTCGCTGCGGTTTTCGCCGCAGCGGCCTGCCTCAAACTTGTCATCGCCGCGTCAAACGTCTCCACGGCGTCAATCAGACCCAACGCCTTTGCCTTTCCACCGACCCAGACCCGGCCATCCGCCCACTCCTGTACTCGCGACATCGGCACGCCCCGGCCCCGGCTCACTGCGGCCAGGAAATGCGCGTTGATGTCGTCCACCAGCTCCTGCGCGTACTCGAGATGATCTTTCGTCACTTCCGTTCCGGCGGCGAACGCGCCTTTGTACGGACCCGTCGAGATCACATGCACTTTGATCCCCAGATTGTCCGCCATTTCACTGACGTCTTCGATGATCGCCACGGTTCCGATGCTCCCGACCTGGGCCGTCGCATTCGCCGAGATTCGCGCGGCCTGGCTGCCGACCCAGTACGCCGCCGAGGCCCCCATGTCCTCAATGTAGGTGTGCATCGGCGTCCGTTGCCCAATTGCAAACACGTCATCCCCCAACTCCATCGTCCCCGCTGCCGTCCCGCCCGGGCTATCAATCACCAGGAGGATCCCTTTCACCTTCCTGTCCGCAGCCGCCTGCCGCAACGCCATCCGCGTCCGAATCGTTGAACTGCCGCCAAACGATGAGGAGCCTTTTTGCATCTGCCCGATTATCCGCACAATCGCGATTCCGTCCGCTGTGGTCTGATAGAGATCGTTCGTGTCGGCCTTGTCGCCGTTACTCGCCGCGACAATCGGCCACCGCCCCGCGTTCACCGCCGAGACCGCCTGGCTGAACCAGTGTAGTTCGACACACCACGCACCAAAATGCTGGCTTGCGCAGTTCGCCCGAGTGCGCGCCATCTCCAGCAGCTCCGAGTTGTCAAGCGTCAGAAGATTCCGGTCCATTGCGTAGTCTCCGATAATAATGACATCGGCGATGGGGCCTTGCATCATGCTCAAGATATTCAACGCGAAACGGCAGTATCTGCTTCATGGCGGAGTCAAACTTCTCCCGTAGCTCATCTGAAACGGCAATAATGTCTCCGCCTCTATGTTCAATGAAAGCCAAGCCACCCTGATTGCTCTCGCTCATGGTGATGCTACCGGGGTCTCTGTCATAAGCCCTTGCAACGTTCATTACTCAGTTCCTCAATAAGCAGTTGTGCGCTCGCTTTTGGTCGCACCGATAGCCAGCGCTCCAACGTCGCCCCGACATCGTCTGTCCGGGCCATGTCCATCCGGCTCGCAGCGCAATGCGCAGCCGCGTATTTCGCCAGCACCGCTTCTCCATCAGCCTGACCCGAGAGCGCGCGCATGACGCGCATCGGCGGTGTCAATGCCGTCACGACATATTCAGAATGTCCTGCATAGAACTCCGCCGCCCAATTCTGAAAGGCGACGCGATCGTTTGGTAAGTACTTCTCAGCGGCACGCTGGGCCGCCCGCGCCTCCTTCGTAAGAACCCGCTGGAAGGCCTCCTCGAAAACCGGTCGGACGACTGTGTGATAACCGTCCGTCGGTCCGGCTGCCGGCTCCTGCGTCTCTCCCCGCGCCGCCTTTTCAGCCGGCGTCATGTTCGCCGGCACGTAATAGATATCTCCATGTTCCACCTCATTCTCGTTTTCGGCGGCGCGAATGTCGTTCTGGCTCATCGCCCCAACCATGAACATCGTCCGATAGAACGTTCCCCGCTTCACCTGGTCACCGCGCAGCAGGGCGTTGAAGACGTGCTCCGCAAACAGATCGGGTTCTGTGCCGCGATCAAAGCATTTCCGCGCGATCTCCTGTTCCCAGCGCGTTGCCCAGGAGAGCAGCGTGTCCACGACGTACTCGATGTTCTGCGATTCGATATTGCTGAAGGTGCTCCGCAACAGGTGCTGGACTTTGTGTGGCGGCATCCGAAACCAGCGGCATATCTCCTCGACCTCGAATTGCCGCGTCTCCAGAAACTGTGCCTCCTCTGGTGGAATTCCGAGTTGCTTCCATTCCATGCCTTCGGCCAGAATGGCGACGTCGTGCGACTTGTCGGCGCCGCCATAAGCGGTTTTCCAGTGCTGCCGAATGTTTTCTTTCGCCGGTTTCTGTAGTTGACCTGGGTGGCTGAGATAGCCGCTCAGAACAATCCCCTCGCCGAAAAAGCGCGCTGCGAATTTCTCCGCTTGCAAACCAAGCCCTATCGTTTGCGAAGCCAGAATGGATAGGCAATATCCCGTAACGCCTCTCCCACCCATCCCGTGAATGTGCAGGACGTCCTGCGGCATCAATTCAATGTCGGCCTTCGCAAGATCGTCACTCTTGATCACATATCGGAGTCTTTTCTCGTTGTTCCGCACCAGCCGGATCCGGCTCGGATGAATCGGCCAGAATCCCACCGGATGCCCGGCGCCGTTCCGCTCGATCTCACTCACTCCGGCCCCCCAACCCATTGCCCAGTGTGTCATGGTCTCGCGCCAGGCCATGGCCGTCATTTCCTCATTCGGCTCATCGTGCAGCAGCCGATATACCGGATGATCGGGCATCTCCTCTTTGTTCCGTCCGTGCCGCCGATATGTCTTCAGTGGCAGCTTCGCGATGTCCTCGGAGATGTTGCGGAGGCAGGCATAATAGGCGGCCAGGCCCAGCGCCTTTTCGGGATCAACCTCAGCACCCGAATCCGTCCTCCGTCCTATCGGCCAACCGCCAGTCCACCATCGGTCGTCTTCCGGATCTTCAACCCAATATCCCGAGAATATGGACTGCAAGACGCTCATCTTTTCCGCAGCCCCCCAATTGTGATGTTGATCCACATCATCATCCCGGCCGCGACTAATCCGTATCGCACGTCGCGCAGACCAAAGCCGATCCCAACCAGTAGCACGGCCAGGGCCTCGAGCCCGGCCAATACGACTAGCCGGCGTCTTGACCGCCGCGGGTCAGAGGCCATAATCAGGATCCTCATAGACGCTCGGCTTTGTCGCGGGCTGTGCGGTCAACCTGCCGAGCGCCATAATCGCCGCGACAATCCCGTCCACCTTAAGCGGGCTGTTCCGGTCCGGCTTCGTTGGTTTCATGTTGCCGACCTTGTCGGTGATCACGCAGACGTTGCTCGCCATCCAGCGCAGGATCGGGTTGGCGCCATGCATAATGCGGTGGGCGACGACGCGTTCCTCGAATTCCTTTGTGGGCGCCGCCATGCTCAGAAAGCCCTGGCCGAAAGCCACGACGTTCAATCCGTCATCCATCAGTTGCGTGCAGAGCTGGGCCCCCTGAAACAGCCGATCCACTGCCAGATCGATCAGTCCGAATTGATTCGTGATCCCATTGATATCCTCCCGGATTCGATCATAGTCAGCGATGTTGCCATCCGTGTACTCCAGGAAGCCCGCTCGATGCCAGGAGTCATACAGATCCCGGTATTCACGATCTTTCTTTTTCGCGCCGTCGCGGGGACACCAGAACCATGGCAACAAAATGTCCGGAGACTCGTCCAGTTCAAAGTAGAGGCACAGCGCCGTCAGGTCGCTCGTGCTGCCAAGGTCCAACCCTCCGTAACATTCAGCGCCCTGTAACTGCTCGATCATTCGCTGCCGGCACGCCACCGCGTCCGTCACCCCATGTGCGCATGCCGTCCAATGATCCAGGGAAAGCCAACGGTTCATCTGTTCGGTACGCAGATTGAGGTGTAAACGCTTGAATGTATTCTCATATCCTGGCGTTTCGCACGCGCGCCGAAACTCTCGTTCGACATACTCCGGTTCGAGCGAGATCCCATAATTAGGATTCGCCTTCCGCCACGTGCTCTTCTTTTTCCAATCATCATCCGGCGTCGCTGCATACAACACGGGGAGAAAGCATGGGTCGTCTACGTGACCGTCCCGTACCTTCTCGGCGTAATCAACCTTCTCATTACAGACACTCTCGCGCTCGATGTCGCTCGTCGTTGTATAGACCACCAGCGGCTGCCGCCGCGTGCCCGTGCCTGTAAGCAGGACATCAACGAGTGATCTGTCCGGGATCGCGTGCAGCTCATCAATGATGGCACAGTGAACGTTGAAGCCGTGCTTTGTCTTGGCATCCGCCGACAGAACCTTCCATGTCCCGGACATGTCCTTCAGCACGATCGCCTTGCTCTGACCCGTTGGGCCCCCGCCGTAGATTGTACAGCGATCAAACAGGGCCTGCTCTTTTCGGACCATCGCTGTGCCTACGTCGAATATGATCGCTGCCTGTTTTGCCTCCGCCGCCGCGCTGTAGATCTCCGCACCAGGCTCCCCGTCGCAGAAGAGTACTTCGAGCGCGATCCCCGCGGCAAGACTCGTCTTGCCATTCTTGCGCCCCACGAAAATCATGCATTCGCGATATCGCCGAGTGCCATCGGCTCGTTTCCACCCAAACAGGTTCGCAATGATCCCTTGTTCCCACAGAACCAGCGCAAAGGGTTGCCCTGCGAAGCGCCCGCCTTTCACGTGTTGGAGACATTCCGGGAAGAAGTCCAGGGCGAGCTGTGCAGAGTCGGCGTCGAAATACATCCCCTCGGCCGCCGTCTTCAGCGGATTGTAGTCTGGGATCGAGCGTAGAATTTTCAGCCACTTCGCTGGAATCCGAGTAGAGCGTTTCCCGCCACAGAGATATATTCCGTCTCTCTTCCGCTTACGCGCGACCCGTTTTCGTCTACGCGCCGTGGGCCGCTTTTTTGAAGAACCTCTCTTTTCCTCGGTTCTCATTCGGATTGTCCTTCGGTTTCGCCAGACCCGCCCGCGCCGAGGGTGTCAGCCCAAATTCACGTTCGAGCTTCAGGAGTTGATCGGCCAGTCGCAATGCCAGGCTTGCCTGTGGGTATTCTTTAATTGCTTCGATCTTTCCCGAGTCGCCTCGCCGAACATAAACATCGCCGCTTTCCGCGAGGAACTCCTCCGCAACTCGCCACTTAGCCCACGTCTGGCAATAACGCGCCAGCGCATTCCGATCGCACCGGCCTAAGGTCCCCATGCTCTCGAGTTGGGGAATCAGCTCACGCCATACCCGTTTTGCCTCATCGCGCAGCCATCGCGGACAAACCGGACGTTTCCGCTCCGGTTCTGGTTCATCTGCCCGCGCCTTCGCTCGCCAGGACCGGTGCAGTTCCAGCACTCGCGTCGGCGTCCGAACAGGTCCGCGTCTACCCACGATCACGATTCCTCATGGTTTTCCTGCTATGGCAGGATGCGCACAGGCTTTGTAGGTTTTCCAGGGCGTTCGAGCCGCCCTCGCCGAGTGACACGATGTGATCCACCTGAGTGGCCGGCGTCACCCGTCCGTGTTGAGCGCATTCCCGGCACAGAGCTTCCCGCCGCAGTTGCATTCGCCTGAGTCTCTGCCATTGACGGTCATAGCCTCGCGCCGCCGCGCTCGGTCGCCGGTCACGCTCCCTTGGAATTGCGCGATGTCTCGGTGGTGCCTGTGGCATGGCCTATCCCGTATGAACACAAAACCCCCGACCGCTCCCTGGGCGGCCGAGGGCTGCACAAGCATGCGCCCGCGTCATAATTTTAGTATATCAGCAGGAGGGGAATATCAAGCAAATGTGGCACGATGTGGCAAGATTAGGCAATATAAGGCATTTAGGCCTCGCTGTGGCCCTGGGACGGCCCCCTATGTCCCCGCC